TGTTCGGCGCTCGACCGACGCTGAACGTGCCGAGAAGTTCCCGCCGCTCGTTCGTGGTCGCCGCCACATTCGTGTACCCAAGTACGTCGTCGTCGGGCCGGGCAATCACATTTGCTCCGTGTTCGGACTGCCACAAGGCGGCGATACTCGTTCTGAAGCCGTGTTCTGGGCCGAGCGCTTCGCGTCCAAGAATGACTACTCGTTCGTTCGACCTTCGGGTTGGGAAGGCGTTACCGCTGCTCTTGATGAGGAGCTGTCGTGACCTCCGACGAACTCAGAGCACTCGCTGATGAATGGGCACGTCTAGGGATTCCAGACAACGAGTTACCAATCGACCTCGCTCGGCTGTGCGCTGAGTTGGGGGAGGCGCTGGAAACCATTGAGCGGCTACGGACTTCGACGGCCCCCGAAGGGGATTGTCTCTCTGCTGCAACAACGCTGGCCCAGCGCGCCCTCGCCAAGCTCGCTGAGTTGAAGGCTCCATGAAGATTGGAATCTTAACAGTAGCTTTTAATGAGCCAGAATTTATTGTTCCATGTATAAAACAATTTGAGGGATTTAATTTTCCGCATTTAATATTGGTATCCAATAAACCCTGGGGCGGAAATTATCAAATGGACAATACTTGGGCGTTAGCCAAAATGTATAGCGATAACGTAATAATTGATTATTGGCCAAATGCAGCATCTCAATATAATTTCGGATTAGAAATTCTAGAAAAACAAGGATTTGATTGGGTATTAATTGTTGATGCAGATGAATTTTATACCTCAGTAGATATAGGCCGGCTAGTAGGAGAAATGCGAAATACAAATGCTGATGTTATTTATGCTCCAAACATGTTTGTTTATTGGAAAACTTCAGATAATTTAATAAATCCCAAACAAGACGATTGCCCTATCATCGCAATAAAACCAAATTTTAGATTTGAATATATCAGAAACAACAATACACCTAATAGACAAGCAAGCATGGCTGAATTACATCATATGTCTTATGTTCGCTCAGACAAACAAATGAAAAAGAAAATAGAAACATCTAACCATTCACACGAATTTGACACAGAAAAATGGTATGAAGAAAAATGGTTGAAATGGACACCGGAAATGACAGATTTACATCCCGTTGTTCCTAGGCAATTCGGCAGAACTATTTTCCATCCAGCCCCACAAGAGATTAGAAGATTGTTTTCATGATTGTCATATACACAGGGGGAAGTTATGATCTTTTCCATTCTGGACATGTTAATTTTTTAAAAAATGCACGCCTTCTTGGTGATTATTTGGTTGTTGCTTTAAACAGAGATGAATTCATTTCTAGATTCAAACGCCCACCAATTTGTAACTATAAAGAAAGATATGAAGTTCTTTCATCTTGCGTATATGTCGATGAAGTTATAGAAAATTCTGGAAACGAAAATTCAGGGAAAATAATAGAACAAGTAATGCCGAATATTATAGCTATTGGAGACGATTGGAAAAATAAAGATTATTTAAAACAACTCGGTATAACCCAAGAATTTCTTGAGTATTTAGAAATAGATATTGAGTATATTCCTTACACAAAAAATATATCAACTACAGAAATTATAAGAAGAATTAAAAATTATGAACCAAGCAATCGCAATTTTCCATCCCCGAGGTATTAGCCTTTGGTTAAATGATTTGTTAAATTCTATAGACACAGATTATCCTCTGTTAATAACAAATCACAAAAGTTATCAAATAGACGCTCTTAAACAGACATTTGATAAAACAGATTATGACGAAATATTTTTTTTAAACGAAACTATGATAGTTAAAGATAATTCTGTCTGGGATATTGTCTTTAAAGATTATTACGGAGTTACGGTTACATTTAATAATAGATTCGAAATGTTTTTGGCAAAATATTTACGCGAACATATCTACAAAACTGTTTTCCCCGAGGTTAGTTCTAGAAGAGAAGACATAATTTATGGAGAAGATCACTGGAATCTTAAATACATGGCATCAGATCCAAATTATGTAATAATAGATGAAATGATTGATCCCAATCCCGATATAGATTCAAATCATGAATATAAATACGGAAGAGATAATTTAGTTTTAGAGAATAGGTATTTTAAAAAATGGAAACACAATTGGAATATAGCTATGCTACCAGCATAGCAGCAGAATTAAAAAAAGATTTAGAAGAAGGAAAAGAATTTCATTCTGGTGCCGCAATGCACGAAGAAGACTTTCGTGCTTGGGGATCTTTTATGAAAAAATATCAACCAGCAGCAATTTTAGAATTGGGAACAGGAAGTGGGTCTTTTTCAAGATTTATACAAAAACAAGTTTATTGGTTTATCACTATTGATAATCAAGTTCCAGAAAATCCACCAGATGGATTTATACAATTAGATATTTTTTCTGAAATTCAACAAATTAGAGAATTTATTGAATTATCACCAAAGCCCTTTCTTTTATATTGTGACAATGGAAATAAAATAGAAGAAGTCAAAATTTTTTCTGAATTCTTAATACCGTATTTTGATTATTTGGCTGTTCACGATTATGGAATAGAAATTTTTCCTAGTGATATACCAGATTATTTTGAAAAAATTGTACACATGGGATTGACCGCCTTCTTCAAAAAAAGAGATTACGAGGAATAATATGCTGTATACTTGGGAGGAAATTCAAGACGATAGTGAAGCCGTGGCAGAACGTTTTAAATGGCTTTTCTTTTATGATCTAAATACAATTACGCCCAACACTTGGATGGGCAGAAGAATTCAAAAAAATCCTCTAGACTTATTTATCTATGCCGAAATAGCATATGAAATTAAACCTAAAATTGTTATTGAGACGGGTTCTCTAGAAGGAGGGAGCGCTATTTTCTGGGCAGACATGATGAAATTAATACATGGAGACGAATCGGGAAAAGTAATTTCTGTTGATGTTAATCCACAAGAACAAACAGACAGAAACGTTACATTCCTTCAAGGAAGCAGCATTAGCCCTGATGTTCTGAGTAAAGTTTATTCTATTGTTGATAATAATGAACCGATAATTGTTAATTTAGATTCTCTTCATGATATGAATCATGTTTATAACGAGATGCTTGCATATCACAATTTAGTTTCTCCAGGATCATATATGATTGTTGAGGATGGAGTTATTAATGGGCATCCCACGCATACAGAATATGGGTTAGGACCTTATGAGGCTTGTGAATTATTTTTATCTGAGCATCCAGAATTTGAAGCTGATCGTTCTCGTGAACGATTAATGATTACAGCAAATCCGATGGGATTCTTGAAAAGAAATGAAAATTAGTGTAATAATCCCACATCTTGATTTACCCGGAACGAATGACGTTTTAAGAACTTGCTTCAAATCCATAGAGAAAGCTGATGAAAATATTGAATTGATAATTGTATTGGGCATAATTGGTTATGGGAAGGCAGTTAATGAGGGACTAGAACGAGCCACTGGAGATTATTTATTTGTTGTAAACAATGACACAGAATTATTGAGCGGAAAATTAAGATACATGATCTATCCAGATCACATTACTGTTCCTCAAATAACTCCACCCCCAAGAGATAATAATCCTAGATGTTTCTTTTGTGTCCCCAGAAAAATATATGAAGAAGTTAAAAATTTTCACTCAGAAGATTTTTATGATGAGAGATTTTTCCCTGGATATTTTGAAGACGATGATTTGATTCACCGACTTGAATTGCTAGGGAGAAAAACTCTTCTTGTTAGCAATGTTATAGTTCGTCACAAAGATGGTGGCGGGTTAACAATGAAGCAACTCGGGGAACAAGAAAGTTTTGATTCTAACAAAATAAAATATGAAGAAAAATGGAATAATTAACAATCATATGGTGGCCACATTTTATATTTATCTTTAGCCATCTCCATATCTTTGTTAACTTTTATGGCATTAAAACTAAGAACTCTGCCATAAGCTAAGATAGCGCCGTATAAAACAGCGCTATCATATAAATTAATCTTATCTGAAGTAGCCCATAATTCTATGTAGTTTCTATACATCTCCCTAATTTCTTCTTCGCTTTTAAGCATTAATTAGCCGCCCACCTACATTCCCAAGGCGACCAATCTCTTCCAGAATCCACATAATATTTATGAGCTGCTTTAGATTGTGTCCAAGCATTCCAATCATGCCCATAAATTTTTCTTTCGTTTGAACCCATCTGGAAAAGTCCAAGATATTGTCCGTTTCTGGCCCAAACGCTATAAGTGTTTCCTGTTTCACAGCCAGCAATTTCCCAAGCTTCTCTTCCTGCTTCACAATATTTATTTGCGCTTCCACACCAATTTAAATTAATTGCGTGTCTAATGTTATGTAGAGTGTCGGGTTTATAATGAGCTTCAATATTTCCGGTAAATGTTAATGTATAGAAGATAATTGCAATTAACGCAATTAATTTCTTCACAGAATCACTCCTTATTTTTTGCCTACAGTTATTAGCCCTTTGCCAGGACGAAGATCCTCATCTATAACCCATTGTTTAAGGTCACAAACTTGTTCCTCAGTCCACCAACGCCAATTTCTTTCATCTCTAGATGGTAGCAAATTTTCAGGAACAATACCTTTATATAACCAAATTCTGATCGTGTGCGGGACTCTATTGAGCTCTTCTGCAACCTCGCCAATTGAATAAAGCCTATTTGTACTCATAATTATATATTATAACACAAGCAGATATTATTCGCGTCTATATATCTGAGAAACAAAAGTATCACTTGGCCCTCCTCCAAAATCGTCCATTCGAGTAGTTGATGGAGTCGCAACTACAAAACCAAGTTTGCCTGATTTAAAGTTGTCATAGACGCCAAAATTAAGGATTGAATTTATACATGTCCAACCAGAACCAAGATCAAGCCAAAAATGTGTAGCCTCTACTCGTCTCTGTATTCCCAATTTATAGTCATTCCCGCGATCAAACCAAGCTAAAATAGTTTCATCTACTTCCCCTGTAAGACCCATTTGTCCACATTCAATAACTTCGCGAATTGGTTGAAGACCCGAATATCTATCTTCAGGTAGCCATAACATAGAAATTCCTCCGGCGGTTCCAGTATTTGCGCATCCTTCTCCCCCCAAAATAATTTGCATCCAGCCCTCTACTGCCATAGTTGCATAAACTTCAGCATCTTCCCCATCTATATAGGTTTCAGTACGCCATTGTCCTCCAGTAGGTCCTGTAACGCCTGGCGCACACTGAGAGGAAATAATCCTTGCAAGGCGCAGAGGAGTTGTGGTGCCACAACTAACAGTAACCCAATCTACTCCGTCAAGTGGATCAACATCGGCTCTGTTAAAATTATCAAGAATGGGCGTGGTTGGAAAATCTGCATCTAATACAACTTCGGCAAGGGCAATTAATCCTTGAGCATAATCTCTATCTGCTGTATCAGATGTTATATCAACCGTATCCGAAGTAATAGTGGCTATACGATAACCACCACGAATATGCATATTTGTATCGTCTGCCCCTCCCGTTGTTCCATTTCCTGTTATTTGCGTATAGTCCGAATCCCAAGTATAAGTATCAGTTTCAGGACCTTCTGCGGCAAGGAAATGGAGAAATAAATATTCTCTCCCTGAAGGCAAACCGCTAATTGCAATCGCTTCTGGGTCAGCGGCGGTTGTGAAATCGGCTACTGGTTGAGTAGTAGCCCAGGTATAACCCTCGTCCACTGAGAATTCTTCTACTGATATTGAACGAGCTGTAACTGCGTCAGAAGGAAACTGTCCCATCAAAGCAGTAATTACACTCGACGTAGAGAGAGCATTTCGAATACGGCTAACAAATATTGCTCCTTGTGCGTGTGTATGCGTTGATGTTGTACCGTGGGTAGCAACTACTGTGTTATAAACATTACCTTCATCGTCATAACAAGCCATTGTGTCATAAAGTTGTTGACTTCCAGAATTTGCGGGATCATGCGTGTTATCACATGCCAACCAAACAACAACGATACGACCAACCCCAACAGCGCGCGATGGTGAAATAGAGAGTTCTTCAGAAAGCGGATCTGCACTAACAGCATCTTTAGCTTGAGTTGTACCTAAACTACCAATAGCTGTAAACGTCATAATTATCCAAAGGTCAAAATAACGCCCAGACCTTTTGCCCCTGTTCCCGAAACATCAACATCAATTGCAATATGATCTCCCCAGGCTACATCATCATTGCTTGTATCAATCACAGGTTGTGTTGCTGCGTCTTTTGAATTAAACTCACTTACATCAATTTCGCATTTTGTAGAAAGCATGTCCGCTGTTTGTGTTCTATTTCTGATTTGAATTGTAGGTTTTCCTGAACTTGAAACTGTAGTAACATAGCTTTCGATACCAATAAGATTCATTCCGTCATTATCGCGGGGAATCATGAATTCAAATTTCTGATCTCCTGTCGTCACGGTTTTAGTATCTCCAAAAACTTTAATTTCTCGTACAGTTTGTCCAAGAATTTTAACAGTACCATCGGTGTTTACTCTAACATGCACAAATGACATTTTATTTAAGCATCTCCGTCTGCCCAAGCCCTATATTTGATTCCAGTTAGATCAATATTGCCGCTTCCATCTCTTTGACATATAAATGTTTCTGCATATTCTGGTCTTATTTCATCTGGCAAAGTAAACGCTGTTGTATTAATAACTCCCCCTTTTATTTTTCCTCTTAATCTAACTTCTCCATCTTCAGATAGATACCAACCAGCAGGAGCATTAGTAATGCCAGCCACTACACCGGCATTTGTCCAAGAACTCTCAAATGATATTGCATATGCTTCAGATATTCCAATTTTCCACCAGCCTGTCTCAGGTTCAAGTTTTGGCCTTCTTGTTTGGCCCAAAACATCAGATTCGGTTCTGTCAATATTTAAATCTCTACTTTTAGACATCCTAAGTCGCCACTTTTCCATAGAAGTCTTTGGCAATTTTTGGTGCAACAGTTTCTATATTGTTGTCTGACATAGCAAGGGTGCATTCATATATTCTTTGTTTTACATTTGAAACTTGAAGAGCTCCTTTTGATGCGTTTAATTTTACAACATCCCCTAATATAAAATCTTTTCCATAATATATGCTAGCAGCAGGAGACAAAACAACGCTATAATTAAGATCTGGAACAATTCCGCGCGCTAAATCATTAATAGCATTGGCTCTAAGGTGAGTTGGGCCTCCAGGCTGAGCAGGAGTTTTTCCTAATCTTTTTTCGTCTCTATAATCATTTCTAACCATATAAATACCAATAGCATTATATCCTTCATTTATTGAACCGCTATCTTGAGCAACAGCCACCTTTCCTGAGTTAGGTCCTCCTTGTCCGACTGCCCAAAAATAGTTTCCAAATTTCCCTGGCTGAACAAATTCCTGCTCAGTTACATCATCACAATTTGATGGTGTTGTTGTGTGATATTCAAAAGAAATAGACCCGCTTTTGTCTGATCCTCTTTTAAGAGCTGTATCTAAGTACATTAAGCGCCCATTTCCAGAAGTATGATGATATCTAGGAATAATATCTACAGATGATGCTCTAGCTAAAATACCATCAAATATTTCTGTCCAAACATTTGCTCCTTTTGGCTGAAAATACGGAGCCATAACTATCTCGCTACTAACATCATAAAACGTACCTTTGTCAATTCCAGTAAATGAAATGGTTGGACCGAAAGCGTTACTAATAAAGTAAATAAGCCTCCATATAAGTTCTGATTGTCTATAATCCGCTGCTGTGTCGGGATTTGTCTTAAGATAGTGGTTTAACAAATGGAATCTAAGCTGTAATCTCCAAAGTGGGTTAAACGCCTGTACGCGCATTATATTTTGTGCTCCTTGTTTTTCGTGAAAACCAACTATGCCCGAAAAAGAAGGAGTATTAGATGGATCGGCGTAGCCAGGAGCAGTACGCCAAACTTTAACAAAACTTGTTAGCCTTTTGATTAGTGCAGCCATTGGATCATCTAAATAAAGAGAAAAATTAAGTACATCAACGCTGTTTAAATTGAAATCTAAAGTTCTGTCTGTAGCGTGGGCAATTTCATTGGTTATTCCAATATCAGAATATCCTGCATAATTGGCATTAATATCATTTCCGTTTCTGTCGTAATGCTTAATAAGCCAGCTCACGTCGCTCATGTTGTGCCTTTATTGTTGGTAAGTTGGAAAAACCGAATCATCGGATAATTTCCTACTTCTAGGATCGTCACAGCGAAGTCCGAAAACAAAAGAAAATTTAGGAACATTTGATTCAAAACTCTCTGTTATAGAAAGGTCTTGGTATGGACGACAATTAAAATAAAGCTGAATATTGTGATTCCAGGGAATATATACAAGTTTTCTAATTACTCTTTCCGCCAAAGCAGAACCCAAGAAATCAGCGCCACTATAAATTTCTGAAATTCCGCGTCCATATATTTTCCCAGACAATGTTAAAGTTTTTCCGCGTCTAAACACATCACCAGATTTTTCTCCAATTGCGTTAGGAATTGGATGCGCTTCATATGAAATATCTGCGCCAAAATGGCCATCCACAGATTCAACTTGAATGTAATAAAAAGGAGCAACGGAATTATAATCAATTCTATTATTAATAATAAAGCTACTTCCTCCTGAACTTCTATAATCTATAACATGTCCTAACATTTAACCATCTCCTACGTGTACGACCCCTGAGCGTGTTGAGCGCCAAGTCTCATAATATAATTCCAATCAGTTTCTCCTTGAGTTGTAACTTCAAAGTTTTGTTGAATAGTTTTAGTATTTGTTGTTTCTGAAGGAGCGCCGAATCCTGATTGCTGCAATACTGTTCCTCCTTCAGCAAAGGACTGAAGCATTGGGCCAGCAAATCCCGGCATTACAACTCCGCCCTTAAGGAAATTCTGTACAACTCCTCCTCTAGCGAAGCCTCCTCGCTTAGATCCCTTCGGATCTTTGAAAGTGAATCCATGCGTACTTCTTCTTACATAACCTGGAATAAATGCTCCTTTGGAAGCTATTATTCTTCTTGCATCTCTTGGAGAAACTTGTCCAAATGCTCCATCAGACATTTCTATAAACCAAACAACAATTCCGTCTGGATCTGTTTTTGGAATAAGGTTAAAATCAGTTGGTCTTCCAAAAGCACTTGTTGTTCCAGAAAATGATTTTTGACCAGAAGCGTCTCTCATACCGGTAGCTTGCTTCTTTCCTTTTTCGTCCATAGCTGTTCCGAATATAAGCATTTTTGCTTGCTGAATAGAAAGACCTAGCGATTGAGCGATTTTTGCCTGTTGCGCTTTATTGAGAATCCATTCGCCAGCGTGAGCTATAACAGGAACCGCAGCTCCCTCGCCACCAGGAACTTGACCTCCATGAGCGAAGGCATATTTTTCAAGAAGCTTCTTTGCTAAGTCTTTTGTAATTCCTTGATCTTTGAATAATTTTGCAATTATATCTGTTACAGATAATCCTTGACCTCGTAATCTTTTAATTTTCTTTATATCTTGTTCATCTAAATCTGGCTCCTTTACTAGATCAGCAAATTTTTCTTGTTCACTTTTACCTCCGCCAAAAAGACTTCCAATAACAGGAATTTTCTGAAGAGCAGATTTTACTATTCCTCCTAATCCCTTAAGAGCCTCTTTCAATAAACCAGGAATTTTATTAAATATTGCAAGTAGTAAACTAGGAAGTTTTTCAAATGCCTTGACAATTAAACTAGGAATTGATCTAATTATTTCAAGTATTTTATCTTTGAATTTAAATATTCCGAGGATAATTAAGCCAGCAAGACTAAATGGTGCCAATAAAATAGCAACAAGTAACAACTTCCAATGATCTCTTGCCCAGTTGATAACGCTCTTGAAAAAATCAATAATTTTGTCACGCCATTTAATTACGCCAATAATTATTAATCCAAATGGTCCAAGCATTATTGCAAGCAAAAGCTTCCAATTACTCTTTATCCAGTTAAATACAAATAGAGCGGCTTTTTGAATGGCTCTAATAGTAGGAGCCAAAAAGTGGAATTTTCTGTCAAGAAGTATTATTGCTGCGATAATCGCAACGATAATAGCAATCCAAGGGTTAGTAATAAATACAAATCTAAGAGCTGCGCCAACCAGTTTTATTCCTGCCGCCAATTTTGGAAATGCTGCACTTAAAGCCGCAATAACACCGAATTGTTTGGCTAAAGCAATAAATGCTTTCAACTCACCAGTTATCCCCGCTATAGTCGATACAATTATTCCTGATTTCATTACCGTAATTAAAGCTTTAAATACAGAAGCCAATCTTAGGAATAAAGGAATAACAGTTGCAATAACTTTAGCGCCAATTACTAAAGCTAGAGAAAATGTAATTATATTTTTTGCTAATGGGCCAATTAATGGAATTTTGAAAATAGCATTAATTACAGTAGCAATAAAACCAAGCATCTGAAGGAACAAGGCAAAAGCCGGAATTATAGTGTCAAGAATAAGAATTGAAAGTTCGCTTGCCTCTTTGCTAGAAAAGGCTTTAAACAGTATTACTGCCATCTTTCCAAGTGCCGTCGCAAGTCCACCCACCTGTATTCTCACGTTTGCAAAGAATGCTTTTACTTCTTCTTTATGCTCATTAAGCCAATCTGACCATTCATTTAATTTGGCAGTAAGATCATCAAGAATCCCTTTACCAGCAGGAGCGGAAAACTTAATAACAAGTCCAAGAATTCTACCTACCGCTCCTGCAAACTTGAGCCATGAATCTAAATGTTTTCCGGCGGTTGCAAAGAATTTTTCTAGACCGCGAGGATTTTCAGTTGCTTTATCAAGACGCTCTAAGAATTTAACAAATCTGTCAATTAAATTATCAAATATAGGTGTTGCTGCTCTTGCTACTCTAATAAGAACACGAGCTAAAGCAATGAAACCATCAGTTATTTTCGGAACATTCTTAGCGGCTTCGCCGATACTGAATACAAGGAATCTTCTAAATTCAGGAGAAATTGAAAACTTAGAAAGTTTGTCAACAGCTTTTCCAATTTCTGTCGCAAGAGTTGTTGCTGATTTTAGAATTTTGGGATCTTGAAGAAGAACTGCTATTCTGTCAACCGCTGTAGTAAAGGCATTAACAATAATGTCAGTAATTGGACGGAAATTAGTTTTATAAATTTCTTTTATTTTCTGAATTGACTTAAAAAGTTTTCTTTCAGCAGGAGACAAATCTCCAAGAGCATCCTGCAATTGCTCCTGTTGAGCGGTTGCTTTCTTTCTAGCGTCAGTTAAACCAGTTTCGGCATCAGTTTCTTCTCTTTTCGCAACAGCTAAAGCATGAATAGAATCTCTCAAAGCTCTTGTTGCCAAAACTTGTTGTCTCTCGGCCTGGGCAATTGATTTTGTCGCCTGAGCAAGATTTTCTTGTGCTCTAACAACTCTATCGCTACCTTCAATTCCCTGCTTTCTCGCTTTAGCAGCATCTTCTTGAGCTCTTTTATTTCTAATAACTGCTTGCTGCTGATTTACATTTGCTTGTTTAACATCAATCTGCGCTTGTTTTACATCATTTTGTGTTTCTTCAGCTTGACTTTTGATTTGTTGTAAATCTTGTTCAGCCACAGATAATTGTTGAAGAGCAACAGAAATTTCTGCTTCGTCTCCTTCAGATCGCGCTTGAACTAATCTGTCTTGCGCTTCGCGCAACTGAGCTTTTGCGTCACCAATATTAGCCACATTTAATTGACTGCGTTCTTCTTCTTCTCTCAATCTTTGCTTGGCTTCGAGAACACCAAGTTCTGCTTCTTCAAGAGCGAGAGCTGCTTCTTTCTCTTCAAGATTAGCATCTACAATATCTCTAGCAGCTTGCTTTCTAGCTTCAGCTAGTTCTTTGATAGCATCTGTTTGATTCTTAAGTGCATCTTTTACATCTTGTTGTGCCTGGGCGAGATCAAATTCAGAATCTTTAACCGCCTCGCCAGCTTTCATTAATGCGAAACGAGAATCAGCAAGTCTTTGCGTTGCTTGTCTTATTCCATCAAGTCGATTTTTTTGATCTTCAGCATTAGTTTTTTCGAGTTTATCTGCAAGATTTGCTGCATCAAGAACAGCGCCTAAACGACTAAATGCTGCCGCAAGTAAACCAACCACAGGAATAAGCTGTGTCAAGCCCGCGAGTAAAGCTCCGCCCAATGCGGCTGCTGCCAAAATAGCAGAAGAAGCAAGAGCAACAAGTGCTGCGCCAAATTGTACAACTAAAGTTCCTAAAATTTGTAGAACGCCAATCAAAGCTAATATTCTAACTCTGAATGCTCCGGCGGGTCTTACAGCATTTCCTAAATGCGCTCCAAGTCTTTGAGCGCCACTAGAAGTCCTAAGCAGTTGCTTTTCAGCATCGCTTAATCCCTCTCTAGCTAATCCAACGCCAAGTCTAAATTGTCCGAAAGCACGACCAGCGCTAACGCCAAGTCTTCTTAATTTATTATCAACTCTATCTATGTCTGTGTCGGTATCTCTAAGACCAAATTCTTGTCGAACATCCTGTTCTGTAGCAATAGCAGAAGGACGCAATATAGAAGCTTTTAATATTCTTCTACGAACATTTTCTTCATCTCTTATCCTTGTTCTGATAAGAACTATTTTGGCTCTTTCTGCATCAACAAATCTATCTCTGCTGTCTTCTTCGGCAGCAATATTGTCAAAAATTGCATCTCTATCCTTTTTAAGATCACGCACTCTTTCTGCGATAGTTCTTCTTGAAATTCTCCCCGTTTGGGCAATTAATTCTTGTTTTTTCTTTTCAGATATATCAAGTCTGTCGCTAATTCTTTGTTCATCTAATGCTGCTTCTGCCTCAAGTTCCTTTGTTATTCTATTAATTCTATTTATAATAATCTGACCTTCAAGACGATCATCTCTAATCGCTGCTGCTGTCTGTTGTTTTCGCGCCAAAATTACGTCTTTAATTAATTTAATTTCTCCTTCTTCATCTTCTGATGATATTCTTATTCTTTCATGTTTAGCTTCAGCAGTTGCTTTGTCAACCTCTTCAAGTCTTTTTCGTCTTTCTTGTTCAGTTAATTTTAATCTTCTGTTAACTTCTTCTCTAATTTCTTTTTCTTCTCCAAGACCAGTTCTAAAGCCACCAATTGCTCGACCAACGCCGCCGCCAGTAAAAGCTTCACGAAGTTCGTCTCTAAATCTACGCACAGATTTAGTAGCTTCATCAGCATCCCTTTTTATAGATATAAATCTTCCTCCTGCGCCTCTCCCTCTAGGCCCAGAAGAGGTAAAGATTAAATCTAATTCTCTGCCTGTATCTCGTACAGATTTTTTGAATTTTTGAATTTCTCTATCGTTATCTGAAAAAAAACGACGAAGATTATTAGAACCTTTGTCTATTGCTTCAAGAATAACGCGAACATGGAAATCTCGGTCGGCCATCTACTCACCTTGGTCTACATCTATATTTTGATTTGGTTCAATCGTGCGGTCAGGTTCGGTGGCCTCAACAGGAATATCTTTTCCCGGAACTTTCATGGCCCTAAAGAATGGATCTTGATCAAAATTGATTTCATCTCCAGTTCTTATATTATAAATGGATCTTAATCTATTTTCATAGTCTATATCTACATTTTCCAGCATATTTCTTTTTGTGTTTTTGCCGTCATCTAGATTTGTGTTAGCTAATAAACCCGTTATATAAGCATTTCTCTCATCAAGAGCTGTATTTGATTGTTCTCTTCTTGTATGCGCCTCGTATAAAGCTTCAAATTTTTTCCAAGGCCAATTTAATACATCTTCTATCGTTTCTGCGTGCGAACTCGTGAAACTTTCGATGGCTTCGATGACGTTGATCGTGATTGCACTTTCTCTGACACTTTCGCTACCAGAGGACTCATTTGCTTTGAGAAAAAATCCATCATCGCATCCCAGTTTTGATCAATAAAATGATTAATAATTTCTACAGATTGCTCATCTCCCATTTCTTCAAGAAGCTCTTTGACCTCTTCTCTTTGATTTCTCTTAACATTAAGAGAAATACAAAAAATATCTCCAAGAAGATCAGGAGCATATTTAACTACTTTTGCGATTGCTTTTACAAATACATCTGCTTCTACAAGATCGGATGTATTTTCTGGAATCTCTTCTAGAAATTCAGATATAACTGCTCCCTCAGAAAGAGCTTTATCAATTGCATCAGCTAGCACAGAGAATAATTCAACTTTTCTAAAAAAAGTTAGAGGAGATTGAACAAAAGTTCTTTCACCCAAAATTATCGTATAAATTTGTGCCGAAGGTTCTAGTGTTTCTACTACATTAATTGTTTCTGTTTCGGACATGGCTTTGCCTCCTTGTTGCTATTATGTTTCTGCGGCAATTTGTGCTCGCAGATGTTCTATTCTTACTGGCATAAACGTTCTTTCTATTAATAGAAAAGCATTTGTTAGATAAGGTTGTGCTTTTTGACCCCTAACACTTAAGAGTCTAAAATTCTTTCTGGTAATGCCTTTATGATAAAAGAATGTCATATATTTGCCTGGTGTTAATGCTGTATAAGGCTTTTTTCTGGGGCCATAAATTCCTGTTCCATTATGTACCCATATAGCATATTCTGGTTTTTGAGCAACAGTTATTGTACTTCTGGCAACCAATTCACCAGGAGTTCCCGCTCCTGCTCCAACAAATCTTCCGCCCGCTCCTCTAATAGAAGTTCCGCCACCAAAAGCAGCTACACCAGTCACAACTCCAAATCTTGTATCGTCTCTATCTACTGGATGAAGCTTAAGAATTCCTGTATCTTGTGGAGCAAATGTTTCAGCCATAGTTTCTACAGCATCAGCAATATCATCTACGGCATCTCTAAGTAAATGCTTGGCTTTAATCATGTCAAATAAGCGTCCCTCAGTAATCGCCTTGTCGCCCTCTAACCGGATATTTATTAAATCCGCCATATTGCCTTTCTAAATAAACCGGCCCCATATAGAGGCCGGAAAATCTTGCTTTTGATTGAAGTGCCTCTGCTCCTTCTGAAAAGCTGTGCCGCTTTGCGTACACAATATAAGTTTTTGATTATACTTGATCGAAAATTACCTGTGTTCTTGTGTTTACATCCGCAATAGATGTATCTGCAAGAGCTCTGAAAGCAACAGGAATTGACTGTTGTTCTCCAGTCTTGTTATAAGGAACTGCCGATTCCTGCGCGGTTCTCTGAACTTTGCGGAATGCGTGCATTCTCAACTTACCATTAGCTTTCTGGAAGATAACTGCAAGTCTCTTGCGAGTATAAATAGATGGCTCACCAACACCCATCTGACGGAATGAACCTGATGTTATAATTGCTCCACCCTCCCAAGCAAGTTGGAAGTTCTCAAGTGTAACTTCAGCAAGTGCGGTTGCTACACTCTGTTCATAAGTCACAGGCCGAGAGTCAATGTCGCCAAGAATCTGGTCTACGTCGAAGGTTTCCTCGGTGTTGTTTCGAGTAACTGTAATACCAGTCTTAGTAGCACCAACATCTACCCACCCTGTTTGTGCGTCAAATGTAGACAAGTTAATAACATCACCAACTGTAGTTGGGAATGCAATTGTAGTACCTGCTACAAGTAATCTTGCTGCACCACGGATGAAGTTGTCATCTGTGATTCCAGTTCTAAAAAAGTCTGCCATAATTAATTCACACCTCCTCTCGGCCTAGTCATGACTACTATTAGTTTATAGAAAATTAACATGATAAATTAGCTAAAATCAACGAATTTCTGAACAACATATTCTAGAGTTCCGCCTTGCCAGAACCATCTATCTCCGCGACTTGTTTTTTCTCTTCTTACAAAAACGTCACCAACTGACATTTTAGGAGCATTTAATTGAGGAATTGTATTATTTAACGTTCTGTTTTCTAACGAATTCATAAAGGTTAAATGTATTGCATCTAATATTTTTTGTATTCTTGAGTTTACTTCTTGTTCTGAATTAATAGATTTAACCATCACTTCAACTGCCAATAAATCCTGATATAGTTCTCCATCATCATCAGATGATCCTGGTGGATTAGCTATATAACAAATTGTGGAGATATTTGGATATTTTTCTATTGAAGCATTTATAAGAGATGGAATCGTTCCTGCATAAAAATTTTCATCCGCAATTGGTTCTACAAACCATTGTTCGTTTCCTCTATTAAGAGCAGCCCAAAATTCATCATCTTCTATTGTCCAAGTAGAATTCATAGAAACAATTGTGTCGTTTAGATGATTAAAAAGAACAATAATAGCCTGTCTTTGTATAACCTCGGTTCCCAATCTTGTTGTCAATTCCATTTATTGAATCACCTTACTCCAAACAAGAGAGGTATCTTCAGTTCTAATATTTGAATCATCAAAAGCTGGCCAACATTGAGGATCTTTGGTGATTAATATTTCTCTCCCGTTATCACCGTAAGAAACGCGCGGAACTACACCGCGAGCGGCATAAATATTAATTCCTAGTTCAGTTCCAAGAGCTTGTGCCTCTGCTGTCAAACGATCAAAGATTTTCCACAAATCTGAGCGATGATCAAAAAATGAATCACTTTCATTGGTTCCAGTAGTTGTAGTGGAAGCAAGTTGATCGCTCCAATAATCAACTGCGGCAGGAATAAATTGCAGAGTTGTTAAAACTCCGAGCAATCTCTGTTCTAAAACATTATATATTACAGCCTCAGAAGCTTCTGCAACAACAGTATTATAAAGTCTAAACTTTACAAAATCTGCCAGAGATTGTAAATCTTCTGGAGAGTAATATGCGTTCGTTGCTCCCGCGAGAGCTGCGTAGCTTGCGGGCACATACTGTTTTACGATGTTTGCTATGGCCCCCACGCTACGGCCCTCACTTATTTAAAATTCTTCGGCTAGAAAACCAGGATCTTCTTCCTGTTCCTCATTTGCTGATTCATCAGGAGAGTTGAGTCCCATCATTTCACTGTAGAACTCAACTCTCTTTTTAACTTGAGCAGGAGTCATTGCTTTAAGACCAGGTACTTGCCCTTCTTTAATTGCGTCACTCAAATATGGCGGCATATCAGAAAGAGGCATTGTTTGTCCTGGGCGCATTAATTTTGATTCAACATCCCATGCTTCGGTTCCGTCAGGAAGCAAGCCGGGTTCACTCATGCGTTTCACATGTACTGTGATCGCATTTTCTGCGAAAGCTACTTTTTCAGATACGGCAGCCATTATTGATTCATCTCCTTTTAGAATGTTACTCTAGCCCAAACGAGAGCGTCTGGGATAAGAAGTCTAGGCATTTTTGCGCTTGCAACTCTGATCAAATGGTTCTTTGATTCATGATCAACAAGAACTTCTGATTGCATTCCCTGTCTAAGCTGAATTTCATTCCATCCTGTTGAAACAGAAACTACTCCATCAAGAGTATCAGCGATTCTTACTCCATCAAGCACATACTCAGTAGTCATAAGAACATAACCATCTGGTAGATATTTAGTTAGTGATGGACGACCAATACCAGCTTGTCCAACTTCACGATAACCATTGTCATAGACAGTGATATCTAGCGCAGTAGAGAATGTCTCAAAGAGACTTAGAATTTCTTCTTTGCGTGGTCGCAGAATGCTATTAGAACCTGCTGCATAGAAGTTCACAGCATTTCTGATCTTCGCGCTGTAGATAAGATAATTAAAAGTCTTCGAATTCATATGAATATGACGACCATAAAAACCTGTATCATCGGCTAGAAGCTCAGACCAAGCCTGAATATCTGCTACAGGATCAGCATTAGTTGCATCAGCCCAAGATACAGCAGCCTGCACTTTATGATCATCCTGCATACCAGATTCTACAGCTACTTCCTGTGATCCATCGCTAAATGGAACCACCAAAGCATCCTGGAATAACTTCCAACGCATCCATTCTGCTGCTCTTTCGTTTCTAAGTTTAAGAATTCTTCCCTTATCAACAAGCTGAACACCAGCACTTCTTCGTTCTTCTTCGTTTGGAGAGTTCAATTTTCTCCACTCTGACTCCTTGATTCTTTCTTGCTCATCAATCAACACGAGCTCCATGAGAACTTCAGTCCATGTAACTTCTGGCTTGAAGAGAGGAACTGAAGCATCCCATGCACGGAACTGACCAATACCAAATGGCTTAATCTCCTGTACACTTACCTTTACTACTGTTTCATAAGTAGTGGTAGACGGAGCAATGGTTTCACCGAGTCTCTGTGGGGCATCTTCGGCAGCACCAGGCGCACGGCCTGATGGTGGACGACGAATCTCATCAGTTAAAGCGGCTTGATCCCAAACGTCAAATGTTTTAAACGGCATTTACTTCACCTCCTCCTTTTATTGGAACTTGCATGTGTCGAGTGTGTTTACAACGGCTGATGCATAGTTTGTGAAACCAACGAGAGCGCTGGTTGCGAAAACTACTGCATGGAAATACATAGCTGCTGGTTCCATTGCTGAAGTTGCTCGCGCAACGAGGTCAACAGGAGCAGCCAAGATGCCTGCTACAGTACCGGAGCCGTTATAAGGAACATGAGCCTTCGCATTTGTAATTGAAAGCTTAAGAATAGTTCCAGCGGGTACTACATAACGACTAGTTGTAGCTTCTGGATCATCAGGCCAGTTTTTTGCATCGAGTACAATGGACTTTCTAGGTCCAAGTTGAGCAGCATACTTCAAAATTTCTTTATCTGAATATGATGCTGTTTTAGTTGTTCCGTATGGCATCTATCTTCACCTCCTCCTTACGCGGTTGCTTCTTCATTAAACTTACGCTTTGCCTCAGCAATAGCGTCAGCTTCACTATATCTTTCATAAAGGAATAGTCTGTTGGCTTCTGACTTAATCTCATCTGAAAGATTTTCCTCTGTCGCATCGTCTGGTGGAGCAACTCCCTCTGCGTCCTCATCTGTGATAGGATCATCAGCAAGAGCAACAGTTGGAGCAGCAGCAACAAGACGATTTACAATGTCAGACGCAGTAAGCGATACTTCTTTGCCATCTTCCGAAAGGTTCAGAGCGACCGTACCATCATCTGCCATAAGAATTGCCTTAGCTGCTTTAACTAGAGCAGGAGACTTTTTAGCTTCTTCCCACTCACGCACAGCTTCATCAATTCTATTTTTCTTAACATCTCGCTCAAGTTCATCATAACGAGCAAGTCTTGCTTCAACCTCGTCTTCAGAAAGTCCTAATTTCTCAAGGAAGGTATCGGCGTTTTCAATTTCTACTGTAGTCATATCCATAACACCTCCTTCAGAATTATCTTCTGAGTCAGTTTGTTGATCTTCAGAAAATCCAACTACAGTTAAATTTTCTGAAGCTTTGACACCAAATGGTGCCATTCCTGCGAGCCAAGGCTTACTTGTTAGAGCAAGATGGCCAAGGACAGAATTAAATTTTTTGCCTGATTCTTTGTCAATATAATTAAAGTGAATTCCACCACTTACATTGGGAATAGTTCCTCGTCCAATTTTTTCTTTAATTTCTGGCTCTGTGAAATCTATTGCCGCCTCAAGAGTTGAGCGCCCCTTTTCATCTTTGCCATAACGCAATTTCTTGACAAATCCAGTATTTTCTGCTACCTTATCGTCATGATTAAGTGGGACAGTTACATGTTGAATAGCATTTACTTCAAAATTTTTCTTAATATCAGACATAGAAATAACTAGTTTCTTTGGATCAGAGTTTCCACTTTTGGTAATTGTAAGTGGTTTTGAAACTTTTGTTCCATTACCTGGAGAATATGCCCAAGTTCCTTCACGCAAGAAGGTTTTCCAAATCAAACCATCACTGTCAGCTATATTTTCTTTGCTGTCAGTAAAGAAAAGTTCTGCTAAAAATTCTTTATTATCTTCACTCATATTCAAATTAGTTTCAACCCAAGCTTTTTCTACGGGCTTCCAGCTATCCTCATCGTCCACTTCAACCGTTCCCTTTTTGGTGACAGAAAACGGAACTACATAATAATTTGCTCCTGCGTGACAAACCAAAGCTTCATCTTTTTTAACATCTTCTACCCAATATGACATTCCATAATCAGAACCGCCCATGTTGTCATTTAGAGCAGTTTCAATCTGCTTTCTAATATCTGAAAAACCGCCGTCATTTGTCCAAGCGACTTCGCCAGCATCTAAATCAATTTCAGTCATGTTCTCGCTTTCATCATTATTATTCGATGTTAAGATCATATTAACAGTTTCTTCATCCAAATTTGCAGCCCAATCAACGAATTCTATAATATAATTATCATCTGGATAATCATCAAGAACAAATTCAGATAATTCTTCTTCTGATAAATTCTTTTTTCTTTCTGTTGAGCGCCATTTTGTTGTTCCACGAATTAAATCTTTCAATACTGCACATACTGCTTCTGTTCTTGGGCCAAAACGCTTTCTATTGTCACGAACACAACTGGCAAATGGATGCTTTTTCTTCGCATAGTGTTTTAGAAGACCTCTTAATTTCACCATATCTTTTGGACTCACGTTGGCAGTACCTTTGCTAAAACCGTTAGACAAAGCTATATTAAGATACTGTTCAATATCTTCATCTTCTTGCATTTCAAGAATCTTTGTGTTATCATTGTCTGACATGGAAATTATTCAACCTCCGCTGCCGCTGTTGAGCGCTGGAGTAAAAACATTTCTAACAAATTATCACTTGGACAAAAAATCCATTTACATGAGGGACACTTATATGGAGGAGAAGTATGTTCAGCGAACTCTTCTATTTCCATTAATCGGTTATATTGGAGAATATCGTGATATTTTTTACAACGGGGGCAAATCATCAAACGCCCATTAATAAATTTTAGTTTTTCTCTCATGATTCCTGTCGTGAGTTAAGATTACATTAACTATTATAATCATTAAAGATGGAGACAAATAGGCAAAAATGACTAAATTATGTGAATGTGGTTGCGGAAATCTTGCTCCTATAGCAAAACAAACAGATTCAAGAACAGGTTATAAAAAGGGAGAAACAAAAAAATTTATTCACGGACATTACAACCGTAATTTAAAAGATTTAACAGGGAAAAAATTTGGAAAGTTGACTATTGTTTCTAGAAATGCTAGCAAAGGTAAATATGAGAATTGGCTTTGTTTGTGCGAATGTGGAAACAAAAAAACAATTAGCGGTTATGATCTGTGCAAAGGAAGAGTAAAGACTTGCGGTTGTCATCTCATTGAAATTAAATCTAGAACCAATTGTCAAAATGGACATGAATATACAAAAGAAAATACCTTTAAAAGAAGCAATGGTACGCGCGGATGTCGTAAATGCGGAAGGATGAGAACTAGAAAATGGACAAAAAACAACAAAGAGCATATAAAAAAATATGAGAAAAATTATAGAAGCGGAAAAGGATATTTTGTCTTAAGAAAACGCTTATTAAACAAAAGTCGTGAATATAATTTACAACAGCTAAATTTATTCAATAATCAATTAAAGGAGTTATTGAAAAATGGTAGATGAAAACAAAAGATTTGAAAGAAAATTTCTAACTATTAGAAGAGCTCAGAGAAGATTAATACATCGTTTATCTGATATTGATTGGGAGTTTGATGAACTTCAACCAGAATTGGCTGAATTGAGAGCTGAATCTGCAAAACAAAATGAATTACCGGTATTTGTAGTAGAAGATGAAAATTAAAATATCTAAACGTCCCTGGAAAATTTTATTTTTTGACTGTGAAACTGTGGCAGCGGGTTTTGCCGATCCAGATTGGGTTCCGCAAAGAATTACCTGTATCGCGTGGTCTTGGGAGGGAAAAATAAAAGTCTTCTCAAAAACGAGAAGAGAAGGTGTCGAAATTATGTTTTCTGAATTTTTAGAAGCATATAACGAAGCTGATGTTGTTGTTGCTCATAACGCAATAAGATTTGATCTTGGGGTAATAAATTCAGATTTAATGCGCTTAAAAGCAGAAGGAAAGAATTTAGAATCGCTAGGTCCTAAAATGGTTCAAGATACAATAAAATTACCAAAATCCAAGGGCTTTAAAAAAGGATTAGACGATTTATCTGTTCTTCTTGGTGTCCCAATAGAAAAATTCGCTATGAACCACAGACAATGGGAAGAAGCATATAATTGGGATCAAATAATTGAAGGAAAATCTCCAACAAGAAAGGATTGGGCAACAATTAAAAAAAGATGTGAAAGCGACGTTTTATTACTTAAATTAGTGCGACAAAAACTTATGGATTTAAAAATGTTGAAACCTGCTAAACTCTGGACACCATAAATGAAACTTTCGGTGGATAGATTATTCGGCGAAAGAACTGAAGCAGAGCAATCAGCAGATGATCCCGCCGCAGTCGCTCTTGAAGAAGCAAAAGCATTAAGAAATTCAATGCCTAGGAAAGGAAGAAAATTGGGGCCACTTTTAAAAGAAGATGTAGAAAGATTTGAAGACGAAGGAGGCACAGTAGTTGATGATAATGATGATGAATTTGAAAATCGCGTCTTAGAGCCAATAAAATTATATGAAATTCTAAAAGTGGGCATGACCGACCCTTTGCCGCCCGTCCGTCATCCACTTTCTCAAAGATTTCATGATCTTCTTAAAGAAATTGGAGATTTGCATGACAAAAAGGGTACTGATTATGGCACCCCGGAAGATCCATTTGCAAATGTGAGAGGGGCAACAGATTTTGGATTGCCCGCTCCTATGGGCGCATTTATAGCTATGAATGATTGTATGCAGAGAATTAAGTCTTTTTGTAAAAACAACAAATTAGAAAATGAATCACTTGATAATTCTTTAAGGGATATGGCTGTATATAGTTTAATTGGATTAGTGTTATGGGAGGAAGAGGAAAATGAAAATGGATCTAAGTGATTATTGTGGAAAATGTTTACATTGGATTTGGGGTAAATCCTGTAAGTGTGGAAGATTTCAAAATGGAAAAAATGTAGAGAAGGAAAATGAAAACTAAAAAATGGAAAATAAAACTAGAATTTGAATGGGATGCTTGGGATATTTGGACCAAAGAAGAAGTTAGATCAAAAGCAAAAGACCTTATTCCATATTTTTGTAAAAACGCGAAAGTGAAAGTAGAATTTATTGATGGAGACTAAGCGTTGTAACGGCCCATTTCATCCCCCTGGCGGGGAAATGGTGCCGCTTTCGCAATATACTGTCAACAAATCTGGTCCCCGGCAAGGCAAACCTTTATCAAGATGCAAAACTTGTCGTTCTCTAACTAATTCTAAAACTATTCCTTATACTGTCTTTATGCCTCTTTTGGAGACTCTATTAGTAGGTAGAGATGTATTAGAAGTATCTAATCTCGTTAATTTAAACCCAGAACATATCCGTGAACTCTCGGCTGGACGCCGTAAGAGAATTTATAAAAAGACTTTTCTTAATTTATCTAGAGCTGCGTCTTCTCTACCTAAAGAAAAAATTAGTATAGGTCCAACAAATAAAAAAAGTAAAAGAAATGGAATTAATAAATTAACATATGAAGAAAGATTAGGATTAAAACAATTAGTTTCTGCCGCACAAAAGGAAAGATATAAAAAAGAAAAGCAATTACTTAAACATGTTGTTTAAATAATTCTAGCCATTGTTGAGATATTAACGACCAATCTCTACTTTCGGCGAATTTTCTACCTTTCTTTTGAAGATTAGTGTAATAATCATCATCCGTTAGTACGTCAAAAGCTGCCTCATAATAAAGTTCCTCGCTAAAAGGCATTTCTACTATTCTGCCCACGCGACTAAATTCGGTGCCCATACAGTCACAATTTGTTGTAACAATTGGATTGCCAGCAGCAGCATTTTCAATAGCAGTAATACAACCTGATTCTGTAGCGCTCATTGCATCTAAAGGATATAACCAAGCATCTGCATTTAATTGTAGTTTGGCCAATTCGTCTTGTCCTATTTTCCCAATATCTTCAATTCCGGGCTGTTTCATAAGATGTTCAATTTCAACAGCCATCTCTCCTTGTCGTCCATGCGACCATTTATTCTGATCAGTCCAGTTTTGAGCTCCATATCCAACAAGAAGAGAAGCATGTTCAAAATCTTTTCTAATTTGTGGCCATATCTTTAATATATTCCACAAACCACGGTCGGGAGAAGATGAATAGATAAACTGAGGAGATTTTGAAAAATCTCTTCCATATTTAATTTTATTCTCTGGATATTTAGAAATATCAACGCCGTTTGGAAAAACTAAAACTTCACTTTCTTCCATTTCTAAGCCTTGATGAAGTAGAAATTCTTTATGCCAAGGAGAAAGAGCAGCTACATAATCACAATAATTAGCTGTTGCCTCCATTTCTATGGCTGAAAAATGACATACTTGCATTTCACATATCTTTAGTTTTACATTATCTAGTATGCGGTGATCCTCGAAAGTTGAGGCACACTCCCAAGCGATTGCTACATCCCAAGGGAAATTAGCAAGCATTGGTCTAGTTAAATTTAAAGGTACATATTCATGAAATCCAGGTTGATATAAGCCTCCATCAAAATTTTTATGAAGAGTTTCATGAAATCTAGAACCCTCTTCTACATTCACAAAATTGGTTACTTCATGACCAGCTCTTGCCCATTCTCTGGAGAGATATATTAATGCTCCTTCTCTTCCACCAATTCCTTTATTTAACGCTGCGGGATTTACGTCCCCCCATACATTTGAAATTAGAATGTTAGCTATTTTCAACTGTAATCTCTCTATTTATTTCTTCGCCATTAATATCAATATCTATTATTTCTTTTGTAGTTCTAATTCTAGGTTTCATAAGATATCGGTGAAGAGAAGAAAGCCAAAAAATTGGTTCGCCCAATACTAATTTTTCATCATCAGAAAAAGAATCATAATTTACTACATCTTCTTTTTTCCAACCAACTTGTGCTTGTTTTTTAGTAAGAAGAACTGGTCTACATTTAACAGTCCAATATTTATGGACTTTTCCACAATGCATATCAGTGTCTTCTAGCCCCTTTGTATAATCTATACCATGAATACCATTATTATGACTTAAAACTAAATACATGTTGGCTCCTTTAGATACCTAACTCTGCTTGGTTTATTTGCAACTCAAGCAATTCAATTTGTTTTTGTATTCTACTTCGGACGCGCTGATTTTTTGCGTGATTTAGCAACTCTCTTAATTTTTTTTGACGTTTTTTTAGCTTTAGGGCTTTTCGAGTTGTTATACCAAGATTTCGCTTTAGCTTGCATTTATCACACCATAGCATAATTATAACAGAACTTTCTCTGTCTTCAAGTCGTTCTTGAGCTATAGCGTTACATCTAGGGCAATTAACTTCCTTCAATACTTTCTGAATAAATGCCACTAGTAAATATTTTTTTCAATTACGGAAATTGTTCCTTGATCTACAACTGTCGGATTAGTTGTTGTCCATCGCCAATCCCAATTTCCGTATTCATCAACAACTTTAAGGGCAGAAAAATTTCCGGTTCCTGGTTCATTCACAACAGTTGGAGTAGAGATAATTCCACTAGGGCTTTCTACTGTAAAAACAACTACTGTAGGATCAACAGGAGTTATTTTAGTTATATCAGAATAAAATGTTTCCTTCCAGATAACGGCTTCTCCCTGATAAAATATAGGATATTGTGACCCCATTATTCAATCCTTCTAGTAGATTCTATACTATTAATCATTCTATCACTTTCTATACTATTGATTATAGCTCTTGATGCATAACCCTTAATAATAGCGCTAAGAATAATCACAGTCATTATTTGAGCTAAATCTACCTCAAATACTTGTCCAATTATTCTTTTCTTTGGTGCCCAAGTAATAATTTGAGCTAAGTCTGTTTCAAAAACTTGTCCAAATTCTTTCTTTTTGAATGCAGAGAAAGCTTGTGCAAGATCAGTTTCGCTTACTTGTCCAATTGCGAGTATTTTTCTAGAGACGATGTTTTGGGCTAGATCAATTTCCGTAACTTGTCCAAATGATTTTGTTTTACGCGCTACAAATGCTTGGGCTAGATCAGTTTCCAAAACTTGATTTAAGAATCTATTCTTGGGTGCCCAAGAAATAGTACGGGCTAAGTCTGTTTCCAATACTTGCTCTAATGAAACAACAAATCCGCCAGCTTTTGTTATAGTTTGCGCAAGATCGGTTTCCAAAACCTGATCTAATAATTTAGTTTTTCTTACAGAAAATGCTTGTGCTAAATCTGTTTCTAAAATCTGTGCAAACTCTTTAGTTTTTCTTGAACTGATTATCTGCGCAAGGTCAGATTCTAAAACTTGTGCAACAGTAACAGTTTTACGAGAAATAAAGCTATTAGATAAATCAGTTTCAAAAACTTGATTTAATAATCTATTTTTAGGAGCCCAAGCAATTGCTTGTGCCAAATCTGTCTCAGAAACTTGACCAAATTCTTTCATTTTTTTAGAAGCAAACGCTTGTGATATATCTGTTTCTGACACTTGGCTCAAAATATGAGCAAACGTAGCAGTAAATGCTTGAGCTAAATCAGTTTCAGAAATTTGTCCAAAGGCCAATATTTTTCTAGCGCTTATTGCCTGTGCTAAATCTGTTTCTGTAACTTGTTCAAGTGTTTTTGTTTTTTTAGAAGTAAATGCTTGCGATAGATCAGTTTCTAATACTTGTTCTAACGTTTTAACCTTTCTAGAGCTAATTGCTTGTGACAAATCAGTTTCTAGAACTTGATTAAGTAACCTATTCTTAGGTGCCCAAGAAATTGCTTGTGCGAGATCAGTTTCACTTACTTGGTCAAAGACCTTGAATTTTCTAGAAACAAACGCTTGTGATAGATCAGATTCCAAAACCTGATCGAGTAATTTAGTTTTTCTAGAGATAAATGCTTGCGATAAATCCGTTTCTAAGACTTGTTCGACTAATCTATTTTTAGGTGCCCAACTTATAGCTTGCGCTAAATTGGTTTCTGTAACTTGTCCCATAGCTACAGTTTGTCCCGTTGCGGATTGAAGTTGTGCCCCACCAGGAAGAAGTGGTCCATAAAGCGGGTGCATTATGCTACCTTACGAATAGACCAATCAACAGTAATAGTACCTGCAATGGCATCCAGCGTTACATCCCATCCGTGAAGAAGAATAATTGTAGGAGATACCCATACAGGAGTTGCTTGTGCCCCTACGAGGATAAACTCTTCGATAACGCGCTGCGTCGAGGCTGATCCGACTTTTTCATAAAAGCGAATCTGCAACTGATCGCCCGCTACCATATCAGAAACATCGAGAAAGACCTGGAAAATTCCATCTGAAGTTTCAACATCTGGCCCGGCTGTATCAGTAGTCAGTGACCACTCAGTTGATGAGATTGCCTCAGAGCCCGCGAATGGCTCGGTGATTGCCACGCTAGACCTCCCCTCGGATGCGGGTCAACTCGGCCGACAGTTCACTCGCGATTGTTTGCAACTTCGAGCGCAGATTGGCTCGGTTAGTAAAGGTTACAACGAAGGAACCAAGCTCGACTCCATTCTCGCGCAGATGAACATGCGCGACCTTCTTTGCGTCTGATACTACGTATGTCGCCGTTATCGCCATTAGTAGAGAAGATACATCCCAATGTCCATCGCCTCTGCCGTGCTAGAGGCGCTCGCCCGTACTTGCATCTGTGTTCCCGAAGGCAACTCGACCATGAAGGGCTGACTTGGCCACGGCCCTGTTACACTCTCTCCGGTAGTCGTCTCGTATTGCCATGAGGCAAGCGTGTCGGCGGTAGGAACAGCGGCCTCCCAGTAATAGGCCTGGCTGGTCATCACCGTGTCGCTCATCGTGCCTTGAGGAAGCGTGAGAACACCCTTGTAATGCCGAGAGAGAGTCGATCCGAAGTTGGTGTAGGCCGAAAACGCACCGGAGTTGCCAGCAGTATGGGAGGTCCCTCCCGATGTGGCCGTGTCAATTCCGTAGTCATCCATTCCCACACACATAGGCCAGCCGAGATTCGATTCTCCTCCGAGTAGACCGATCTGTACACGTACCGTGTCCGAGGCGATAAGTGCCTGATTTCGTGCCGACACTCTCACACCCTTTGGAATGAAGATCGGTAGAAAGAACCTGCGTCCCATGTAGGTTGCGCTCGCCGCTCCAGAGGCACTCCAACCACAGATCAGGTTAGAGATGATGACCTGTTCCGAGCCGCCGCCGGATGGCCCGATAGCGATGTCGAGCAACTGATCAGTGCGCGTATTCGCACCAGCGCTATCGCTGAGTCCTATCCAAAGACCAAAGGAGTCATAGTCTACAGGGTCGATGAGTGATACCCACGAGCCTTTGGTATGAATCGTACTAGAAGCGGTTATGAGCGTACCCGAAGCCGTTGATGGCCCTCCCGAGAGGTTCGTTTGAAACGCAAGCCAGGAGGGAACAGGTAGAGCGAGCGCCATCTATAACCTCCTTTACTGAGGTGCTACGTTAACCCACGCACCATTGATATACCGTTGACAAGTAACATTAATTAATTGGAGATCGCCATCTAGATCAGTACAAGGAGGAGACGTGAAGAAATTCCCCTTCGCGCACCAGGGAGCGGTGTTATTCCCGGAGCGGAACTTCGCGTCCACGATCTTGGAGCCCGGAGCCACTTCGCCTGGATGCGCGTATAGGGAGGCGTGGCAGCCGATGAACTCGCCACCGAGCACGGATGCCTGCGATGCGTTCAGAGAGTAGAAGACCGTGCCGCCAGCAGCCTGCGTGTTCGACTCGCCAGCCGCGTAGTCGCCGCAGCCCTTGATGTTGACGAAGTTGTTTCCGGCTCCCCCTTGTAATTGAATACAATCTTGATGATCGCCAACACCGGGAACAGCAAGTGGCCCTGAAGCGTTCAGAAAACCAGTCACATCAACATTCTGCGGACCGGGACTCATTCTTGTCTTGAATGGATCGGAGATGCGCCCGACGCCCACGAGGTATTGCTCCACAATCAGATCAATCGCGGGAGTACCATCGCCCGAACAGCCGGTACGAAGCTCAATCCCGTTCTGGCCAACCTGAGCGGCGATATTCCAAGTTTGTACTACACGAATTGGAAGCGGACCTAGATTTGAGAGAGGTGTGGAACAGAACCATAGCTGGTTGGTAACAGTAATTGTAGTTCCAAATTCACAATCTCCCTCGTTGTAAATTGGTCCCCATTCCTCGCGGTTATCAACTGAACATAAGTCAGAAGGTGGTGGCGGAGGAGGAGCATTGAACTCATCATTATCAGCAGCATCTACACATCCAGGATCAGCGGGGAAATCAATTAGCCCGTCTCCATCGTTATCCAAACCATCTGCACATTGAGCAACTGGCGGAGGTGGTGGTGGAGGATCATGTGGTATCGCGACATTGCGCGGAGCAGGATCATGTGTATATGGAATATCTACAGGAGGCGCGTCGTAGGAAACTATTCCATTAATAACTCCAGGATCTACTGAGAATGGAACATCTACTGGAAGAGCATCATAAGAAACTATTCCTGTAGTTGGAGGCGGGTCAACACATGTAGGAGGTGGATCAAGAGTAACAGTAATACCTGCAATTACTCCTGAATCTGCGGGAGGATCAACACAAAATTCTGGTGGATCAACAGAAAACGGAACGTCCACAGGTAGGGCATCATAAGAAACTATTCCATTCACAACTCCAGGATCTACTGTAAAAGGAACATCTACTGCTGGTGCATCATATGTAAATACACCATTTTCTGGTGGTGGGTCATAAACGAAAGATTCGTGGGTTGCTGCTGCTGGAACTGCTAGTACAAGAACAGCAACAAGCGCAGAAAGTGCAAAAAATACTTTTTTCATATTAACCCACCTTAATATCGTTATTAACTTGCTCTAAAGAAACCGGCAGTTGCTACTTGTGCTGTGATATCGCTTCCATCAGGAGTAACTACAAAGTCGTGTAGTGTTCCAGTAAGAATGTTTGCATCTGTACCGCCTGTACTATCTGAGTCATATCCAACAACAATATCGTTCCAACCATCTCCCGCTAATACTGCGGTCCAAGTTTGATCTGGGAAATCTACATCAACTTTGTCTCCGGTATCATCATAAGTAACTGTGATGCTTGATGTGTTATCAAGAATTTTTCTTGCGTAACCAGTGTTTGTAACATAATTGGTAGTACCGGCAACTAATGCTGTAAAGTCATCTAAATCTTTTAATACTGAATCTGCTTCAATACCAGATGTAGCTAAAACAGCCACCACTAATACAGAGTTGGCTGGATCGTTAGCATTAACACGTTCGGCCCATTCTGTCATACGGCCAAGGCCACGGTTAAACATAATATTAGCCATTATCTTCCTCCAACTCTACTTCATAGTACCATTTAACCTCTCCACCGTAACCTTCATCATCATCATTTTTTTCTGCCGGATATTTATCTGGATTTTGAACAACTTTATATTTTAAATCTCCGTCCATGAAATGGAAAAGTATAGCATCGGCTTGAACAAAAGTATGAGTTACTTGCCAAAGATTATCTTTAGGTCCGCCTGGACGATGAACAACTTTCTTATTTTCTAGTTCCGCCCATCCTTCATCAACAGCTTTGTTTACAAACCCAGTATTTAAAGCAGTTTTTTTAGGTGTCTCCCCTTCAATTACAACGCCTACGAGTGGCCACGGATTGCTGGTCCACGTATCTCTATCATCAAAATTCCATGTTGCTGGATCAGCTAAATAGCTTTCGCCAGTAACAGGATCATAGCGCTTTACACGCTCTCCTGACGATTTATCGGCTAGTTTTCTAACTCTAAGCCCTTTAACTAATTCAGACATATATTTTCCTTTGCAAGGGATTCTACGTTTACAATACTATAATACAGATATAATATCTGAATTAGGGCTAAATTTAGGCAAAAAAAATAGAGACTTTATCGGCCTCTACATTAGTTGGCGCGTTCTCCGTTTCAGGTAGAGCGTCGGAAGCGATAAAGTCTCTTAATTAACTATACTGAAAATGTTATAGCCACAAACCTGTCATCGAGTATCTTTTCTAATAATGGTTTTACATCTTCCCAATCTAACTGTCCGTTACCACAACCAGGGCGAGGCATAACAATTTTATTGTATTTATATATATTTGCTATATACATTAATCCAAATGAAGAGGATTTTATTAAATCTATATCCGCTTTTTCCCACCAATTGTGTTTTACTGGCATAATCATCAAATTTTTGTTTATTTCTTTTCTGAATCCGAATGATTCAACTATGTTTCCATTTCTCTTTATAGATAAACCCAATGAAGTCGGCAGCCAAGGCATTTTAATTGAAGCTTCTTTTGCACATCCGCGTCCCATAACTGCTTCTCCATTTTTCTTAACAAATCCATTAGTAGTAATAACTACTGCATCGGCCGGATAAGTCCAAATATTTCCTGTATCTTCTCTCATTTTTCTCCTTCAAAATATTTTTTATATTTTTCTGATATATCAGTTTCGCGCCATCCATAATAATGAACAGGCTTACAATCACATAAATCGCTATAACAGTTACTAGTACAATAGGGACGTGTACTTAATATTATTTTGGCAGATAAAAGAAATTTTTTCAGATCATCTGCTTCCCAATCTCCTTCTGCTCTAATCATTATTATTTATCTTCTCTACTTTAATTCCACGTTTATCTGCTTCATCAACTGTATTTTTGGTCCCTTTTGAATTATCTAAATCTTCATGAAACGCTATTACTAAATCTGGATTCATGTCTAACATTAATTTATTTCTTATTGGTCCAGCAGCTTTTCCATATCTTTTCCAATCTGCATGAACTTCGATTAAATTAACACCAAGAGTTTTGCACCAACTAGCTGCAATTCTATCCGCTCCTCTAGCCGCCCCAGAAATAATTGTAATATCGTTACCATGCTCTTCTAGAAGTTCTCTAATACGTCGCAATATTGCATATCTATCTTCCCAATCTCTGGAGCCGCATATTAAAATTTTAAAAATCATATTTTATCTTCATTCATCATCATGTGTTAACATCTCAAAGTGAGTTAACATTGCCATCCAACTAATATATGCTTTTCGAATAGCAATAACCGCAGGACTTTTTTCATAGACAAAATTAGCCATTAAGTCCTGCCTCTCCCTGACTGAGCGGGGGAGTCTCGACGGAGCTCAAGGAGGAGTCATAAAGGAGTTTCACAGACAGCTCAAGACGCCGCTCGACCGCGCGCGCGATACCGAGAGTTTCTCGCAGCGCCCCCTGCAACTCCACGATGTGTGCTTCGAGGCGGGTGATCTCCTCATCTAAGACATTCCACGAGCCGCCATGAAAGCGTGCGTAGTTCAGAGCCACTCGTATGCGCCGCACGTCCTCGCTAGGCATCGAGTTCCTCGGGATCAGGCAGTTCTCCCCATGCCTCACCATCCATGTCGTTTGGGTCAGGCCCTAGGTAATCGAAGTTCGTCTCCTTGGGTTCCTTGGCGAGGAGCGGGGCGAGGGCGCAGTTCTTATGATGTCGCCTCACTGGCCGCTCGCAAAGACGACAGAACTCTCCCATGCCGCCCACAACCAGTTCCTCCAGGCGTGGTTTCTCCGCCGCCCGCGCCACCTCGATCAGCGCGCGCAGGTGATTGCGGGAAAGGGCGATGAGGACGGCGTTTTCGCGGCCATGCCATGACGAAAAATCTTGCGTACCGCGCTCGCCTAGGATCACGTCCCATGCCCCGTAGACCGTAAGATCATCACCTGATCCAACGTTGTTGTGGATTGTTGCTATGTGGTCGGTACTGCTCGGGCCATAACGGCTAGGAGCCACGGCCTCCCACGGCCCCGCCGTCGCCTCCTGCTCTCGCCGGTCGAGCTGGTCGAGCAGCGTGCCCTGGTTGTTCTTGTCGCGCCAACCGATCTCGCGACCAAGCATTACGTCCGTCGTATCCATAGCGTCGAGAGCTTCTTGTCCTAGCGGTTGTCTCCGACGTGTCTCTTTCCGGCTGTCAGGGGTGGCGGTCATGCGTCCCACACCCAAAAAATAAGATTACCTAACATAGAGCCAAATACTCCCATCATCCATCCTATAAAATACCATTTTAATTCATTACGTGTCATTTTAACCTGCTTGCCAGCATTGTTCACAGCGAGCTTCATATTGTTCCATACCCCCCACTTTAACAGTTTCTCCGTCTAATGGTGCGGGTTTTCCGTTAAGAATACGTTGCGTGTACATTGCGTCTTCTGTTCCGCACTTTTGGCACACTGATCTTAATTTAACAATAAATTTAGCCATTGCTAAAAGTTGCGGCATATAACCAAATGGTTGTTTATTAAATGTAAGATCAAGACCTGAAACAATTACTCTTTTTTCTTTTGTTAGCTGATTTACCACATCTATAATTTCCGAATTAAAAAATTGTGCTTCGTCAATTGCGACAACATCGTAAAAATCAGAACAAATTTCATAAGCGGTATTTATTGCATAAGCTTCTGCTTTTAAACCAGAATGGCTAACTATAGCGGATTTATCATATCTATCGTCTATTCTAGGTTTATAAACAATAGTTTTTTGATTAGCTATTTCCGCCCGACGCAATCTGCGAATTAATTCTTCAGATTTGCCAGCATACATCGGCCCACAAATCACCTCAAGGTGTCCCGCCAAGATATTTCACCGCCTTAAGTAATTTATTAATGTCGTGATCAAAACTTCCTAAAGCAATATTACATCTAAAACAAAGTGTTCCTCTTATAATTCCAGTATTTTTATCATGATCTATCATTAATTCTTTTCTTTTACCTTTCGGTTTTTCATTGCAAATATTGCAAATTCCGTTAGAAGAAGAAATCATTTTATTTCTTTCCTCCAAAGTTATTCCATACCTTCTTTTAAAATGTTCATTTCTTTTATGAAGAGGGTGTTTTTCATGCCACTTTTTAAAATAAATTTTTTCACACTTTCTACATGTTCCCCGTCTTCCATCTGGTTTTTTAGAATTTTTATTAAATTCTAGTAAATTCTTATATTTTTTACAAGAAGAACATCTTTTGGTCATTGGTCCAGTTATAACTTCAAGATGGCCGCTCATTCTTCATCCTCGTAAAGTGGAACATCTGCATAGCCTTGTTCCCAAGCAATTTTAACAACATTCAGATTTTGAGTCCAAAGATTTTCTTCAAGATATTTTTTCAGATGCTCTATATATGGCGGGCGAAAAGTTCCTACCCATTTCCTAGGGCTGCCATCTTCTTTATATGGTTCAAATGTATATTTCATTATATTCCAAACAAATTACCTATTATTTTAAAACCCGGCACAAATTTAAAAAGTCCATGTTCTAATGGAAATGCCGCCAAAGTTAAAAAACACCAAAAACAAAATTTTTTGCTATGTGTCTTACACTTATGCATTATTTTTTGCCTTTTTAGCCGCTGAACTTATAGTTTTAGTAAAAGGATACAATTTGTGCATTTCTTTAGTTTTCGTGGCTAATTCTTTCAATTTATTGCTCAACTCACATTCAACTCCTATTTTTATTAAAATTTGCTACTGTCTTTTCATCAAGTCGTTAAAAAGTTAATTTTGTGTTAATTTTTTGGCCAAATAGTAACCTTAACTTATGTTTTTTTATGAACTAGCAAAATATCCGCCTAAGAAAGCAAAAAGTGTTGTAAAAGCGCTAGCTACTTCAATAGGAACTTCTACACCAGAAGAACTAAGTAACCAAATACCAATAATTGAAAGCGCACCGGCAGCAGTTCCTCCACCAACTTTAGAATGAATCTGTGTTTTTGTTTTAGTCATATTACCCCCTCTCTCTATATTTTCGCTTCGAGGGCATTCCGCCGAGTCCTCTTCTGAATAATTCTTTTATATATATCATTCTTTCTTTTTCTTTGCTTGAAGCTATGTTAGAAGAAGATGCTGTCATTTCTTTTCCCAAGCGGGCAATTGTTGATTTAAGAGCATCATCTGACAAATCACTAAGATTCATAATGTAAGAGTAACAGATAACATCGCAAACATCAAGTTAAATATTAGTTAAGCCCCATTCAGCATATCTTTCCGGAATTTTACAATCAGGGAAATAGTATATTGGATTATTTAATGTAAGTACATAATGATTTAATATCAAAAGAGGAATAAGTCTAGCTATAACTTCTTTTTCTGCGCCAAGGCTGATTAAAACATGATCATAGTTTTTCATAGCTCTACATTCAGTTATAGCTTCATTTTCATTATTATTTATTCTTTTCAAATGAAAAGATTCATGAGTTAATGCAGACACACCAACAACTTTTATAAAATCACTAAATTCTTCAACATCTAAATCTATAGCAAGAGCTCCGAGACAGGCATAATCGTCAATGACTGTAAATTTAGCTTGGCCAGTTGGTTTACTAACGTATCCCCACGCATAATTTATTAATTCGTCTTCATTTCCATTTCGACACTTAACAACAACTGGTCTTTTTGCAATTTCACTAGCTATTCGATTTAAAAAGGGAACTTGAAATTCAGCTTTTGCTGCATTAACAAAAATGGCCGCAGCCAACAATAATACAACAAATAATTTCTTTTTCATTAATTAACTATATCAATTCCATCTTCCTAATACTATCCATAAGCGCGGCCCTAATTTAATTTTTATATACCAACCTTCTTCATCTTTAAAGAATATATTCATTATATGCTTCTGTGGTTATACAAATTTCTCCTGAACAAATACCGAGATCAAATGGTCCAACACAAGGCGCAATAGTTCCATCACCAGTTATTCTATAAGCTTGCTCAGTACCACAAGTTTCACACACTACTCTTGCCGCCGAATTAGATTCAACAATAATTTGATGGCGTTGTTCTCTACGTTCGTTTCTAGCAATTAATTTTTTCTCAGCTATTAGTTTTTTGCTTCTCGCCATTTTTCTTATGGTTTGTATTTACAACCAGTACCATTACGGCACTCCCAATCAAAACTTTTGTGATAATCACAGCAATCTCGCCGCCGCAAACTAATTATCCATCTTAATCTACAACAATAATAACATTCTCTTTTAAGAAAACCAGTTTTAGGAATATAATTCATTTTTCTCATATTCTTCTTCTGTGGGTTCTGGCCCCCAACTTTGAGGCCAAAAATCGTATGGTTTGGCTTTTTCCCCATTAGGGCATACTAAACCTATAATCCAGGGTTTAATTGACCAATTATTTGCCACTGGCGAATTACCTCCTTCAGATACTCTCCAAACTCTATTTCTATTCATATCTGCTTGAAGAGCCCTGACAAGTTCTTTTTTAGCACTTTTCCGTCGCAAAAATTCACCTTGCCAAATTTTTCTCCAAGTACCCGCACCAATAGATCCCTCCCATATAGTCGCACAATAGGTAGGCCAACAGCGTTTTATGTTCCATGAATAAGTATACATAGCACCACTATAGCACATTGTCATATGATTATATATTAATCTATAATTAAGCATTATTGTATGAACTATAGAAGTTGATGAATTCTTATCCTTGCTTCATCCCACTCTTTCAGTTGATTATAAACTTTGTTCCAAGTATGGCGTTCAAAATCTCTCAATCCCTCCGCCGAAGTTTCGGCCCAAGACTTAGAATTCATAACTTCATAACTCATACCCCACTTCTCTTCATAATGTTGCAGTATAGCAAGTAAATCATCTCTAGTATAGGTATATCTTGTCATACCTATGATTATAACATATTGCCTAAAATAGTCAAATTGTATGAACCTAGGACTATCCTGACACCCTACCCTCCAAAGCCCCTTTTCAGGAAAAGACCGGGGGAGCCGTCGCTATCGCCGGCACGGCTACCAGGAGCTCGTCTAACGTCGCCGGAACCCTCGTCGGTGTCATACTGCGGCATCGCTCGAATGCCCGGAGATCGCCCCTCATACCCCCTAGTGCAGCGCAACGCAAAAGACACCTAAACTTCACCATGCTAAACATACCTGCCCTTACCGTGGGTTCTGCCAGTACCGGGAGATGCCGAAGGACGACGAGCGGTCGAATCGTTGCAAACATCCTTCGCGCGGTGCTAGTGGATACAAGTAGTCAGCGCCCGTATCTGAAAGTAGTCTCGTAACACCGTGGCGGCTTCCCTGTAGCGAAAGCAGGGGGAGCAGCGGAGGAGACTAGGAATAGGATACGGGGGGCGAAGTTACTACCACTAGCACGGCACTACGGGAAAGGATGCTAAGTACCTGTATCAGTCGCCAGAGCGCGGGACAATATGCAAGTGTCATAAACGCAATGCGGCTGGAAACGAAAGAGGGTACAGCTAATCGGCACCGCGAGAACACCTAGCCTGATATGCCCACTGTATGACGCTGTAAGGGGACGGCAGGCTGGGACCGTACTATTTGTACCCTGCTGTAGGGAATCGGTTTTATGCAGCGGAAGCGACTTAGCCTAAGTGAGAAGCGTACCCCGGAGTAGTGGAGGTTGCAGCGGAAACTAGGAACAGTGGAAATTTTCGGTTGCCCCGGAACATTGTTCACGTGAGAAGCGATAAAACCGATTCCCTATAAGAGGGTACAAGTAGAAACGGTATCCGTACTATTTGATCCCTGCTACAGGGAGTCGGCGGATAGGGGAATACGTGCGAAGGAAACCCGTCGCAGCTAGATACGGACCGTCTAGGGAGTCGCATACTCCGATAATGACGGTTTCCGACTCCCTGTAAGAGGGATCAGGTAGATAACGGTAGGCTTTACTAACTTGCGTCCGGGGTTCCGGGAGAACGGAGAACGGACGTAATGAGAACCATCCCAGTAGCAGAGGTTCAGGATGCTCCTATCCATTCCTTCGGGCGACTGAGTACCCTGCGCGCCGACTTTCGTAACTGGTACGAGTCGGGCGATACGACTCAGGCCGCCGAGTTTCGGCTTGGCGGTAAGGAGGACCCGGAGCGCGACGGGTCGGATTCGCA